CATCAGTTACAGTTAATGTAGTTGATGGTATTGAAGCGGTACCAGCAGTAGATGTGTCACCAATAGAAACACCTGTTGTAATAGCTTTACTAAACCATTCATGCACTTCACCAGCTGCGGTCTGTAATTCGATTCTAACACTTCTAGTCCATGCGGCAGAAGTTGGGGCCGGCGTTACTGTTGCAGGTGTAACCACCCAAACAATATCACCAGCTAGAGCCTTATCACGCAATGCCAGTTCTTTTCTCACAGCAGGTTGTATTCCGAGTTTCTTTAAAATGCTACCCATAATATACCTCCTATGCAGTTGCTAAGCCAGTAATTGAGCCGTGATATTCCTCTGGACCATAATCTAAACCAATTTGTGCATACCATTGACCTTTTTTAGATGCTGCAACTTGTGCTAACATTTCAAATGTCATTAACATACCGTTGTAAGGTACAAAAGTAGGTGCACATACAGACATTTCAACAAGATAAACTTCATCAGTTGGCATGTGTGGATCGAATACTACACCAATAACACCGAAGTCTGTTTCGATAGTCTTAATATTAACACCACCAACGTTACGATCTTCAGGTGCGTATGCGTAAGCATCAGTAATCTTTTGCTTTTGGAATGCGTTAGCAAATACTACAACGTTATCAAATAGCGCACCGCTTGTAGCCATTTCAGCAAGTACTTCATCCATTAAAGTTTTGCTTAATGTTGCAGCTGCTGCCGCTACGGTATTAGTTGTAATAGCGTTCTTAAGTCCACGCATCTTTGCAGCAGTTGTTGCGTCTGATGCTGCTTGGTAAGTACCTTGAAGCATTGAGTATTCTAAGTCGATTGAGATTTGACGTAGTTGTGCTTGCTTTTGGAATTCAAATTCATCTTGTACTGGTTGGTCGCCAATTACAGAAATACCGCCGATTTCGCCTACTGTTGATTGTTTAGCGTGAGATACTTCTACAGTCTCTTGGAAAATTTGAACTGTATTGGTGTCTTGTCCACGTACAATAGTTGTTGCTGTGTTAGAAGATACAGAAGCAGCTTCTGTGATTGCTGGTTGTGATGCTGAAGCTAATGAATAAGGTTGAGCAACAGGGAATAAGAATGATTTAGTAACCTTACCCGTAATGCTACCGTTCATCATGTTACCACCAATCATATTCAAGAATGGTGTTTGATTTGCACCGATTAAAAATAGTTGACCCAAATAATTCAGATCTTCTCTGTCCGTATAAGCCATTGTATGACCTCCTGTTATTCTTTAATTTGTCTTATTTGCTGACCAATTCGCATCATTGCTTTTGCATCTTTAGATGCTTCGGCCTTGTTGTACTGTTCAATAAGTTGTGCTTTTTTTCCAACGTTTGGATTAATACCATTGTCAGGATTAACGCCAACTTTCTTGATTTCTCCGAATACTTTCGGATACTTTTCTTTTAATGTTCCGATTAAATCCGTACCGCCTATAAGCTTGTCGCCTTCGTATGATAGGGATTCTTTATTTAATTGTGATTTAACTAAAGGTAAATATGCAGGATCAATATTTTCACCCATTAATAATAGGTCTATATCTTTATCCATACGCACATTTAGTAGTTGTTGCTGGTGTTCTGTAGCCATCTTTTCATTATTTGCCTTAAACTCTTCTAAAGTTCCCTTTAGTGTGTCGTAATCGGCAGCGTTATTAGTGGCTTGTTCAAGTTTACTATTGACTTCCGATATATCAGATTGATATTTGTCTTGTAGTGCTTTGTGATCCGCTTTTAAGCTGTCGTGCTTATCCGCTTTTACCACTGTACCGTCATTCATTACCGCTAGTTCAATGTTTGCCTTGCTTAGTGCTTCTTCTACTTGCTTAGATAATTCCTCACCCAAAGCAGCTTTAATACTATCTAACATAATACCTCCTGTAGTTTTGGCTAGGGATTTCCGCCCCATAGGATTATTTATACTTTTATTATACTATTAATAACAAAACCATGCAAATTATTGCAATATTATATGTAGTGTGCAATTGGTTGCATGGTTTTCGACATAAAAATAAGCCCTGTTAAGGACTTATTTTAAATAACCATGAACTTCTAGCATTTTCTTAAAATTACCTTCCGCACTTTTATAACCTTCCTCATACCCAACAGCCTTACCCTTGTTATACTCTTGTATAGCTGTTCTGTCTAGGTCTTCTTGGGTGTATAGTTTAGTAACTAGCTCTGTTTTTTCTTCTATTTCGTTTAAATGGAATGTGCGCGTACCATTTTCATTTTGGTATTGAGTTTTAACCATACCATCAACAACGCCAACTACTTCAAATGTCCTTCCCCATTCATACTTTTTATTCCATTTCCTTGTCTGTCCTACCTCAACAACAGGATTATTCTCATTCATTAGTTCTTTAGTGTCGCTTATTACAGGTGAATTAAGTTTAATCTTCATTAACATTTCATTAGAAGCTTTACTAAGTGCATCATCTATTAATTCTTTTTTCTTTTGTTCTTGTTCGTATTGTTGTATTAAGTACATCATCATTGAGCATACTAAGTCATTTATCATGTTTTCGCTTTTTCTATCTATGAATTTTTCAGATATAGCTTCTATATGTTGCATATAGTCATATTTCACTTCATTTTGCATCATTAGTTACCTCCACTTTTTAGTAGTTCTAAACGCGCTTAATGGTATAGCAAATATTTCGTCTTGGTGTTCTTGTGATAACTCAAATGTTTTACGGTCAATGATGCCGTTTAAATCTTCTTGAAAACTACTTTTGTCATGATCAATAATAGCTATATCTACTAATTCACCATCCATGTTTTTAAACTCAATATACGTTACATGCATAAAGTTTAATTCTAGTTGTGATTTTTCTTGCGGTAATTGTTCTTTCATTTCTTCAACCTCTCAATCTCTATACTAGCACCCCATAGCGCCATTAGTAGGAATATTATTATAGTTATATAGATAGCGTGTATCATTGTTTAATCACTTCCATTCTATATGATTACCTGGACCATATTTTTTTACGTGTATATACATTTTAAGTTTGCAAATACAATAAAACCAAGATTCTTGCACCGTTTGCCAATTTCTACCTCTCCATATTCTACCGTACCACTTCCAACCTCGCATGTGCATTCTTGTTACAGTGCATTTGTATTTCACCTAATCACCCATTTCTTTTAGGATAGCTTCAAATTCTTCGTTAGTCATATTGTTAGTTCCGAAATATTCTTTAACCCACTCAAAAGGTCTTAAGTGTTTCTCAATAACCTCTTCAGCTTCATTCTTTGCATATTCCATTCCTAGCTTTGGATTTCTTTCATATATCAATTCAACATAGTCTTCGAATGTCATGTTATAGTCTGTAATACAATCTACAACGCTTGAATGTCTACAATACAGCCCGTTTGGTTGTTGTGCTATAAATCCTGCCATTCTACCACCTCATTAACTTATTCAACCAACGCCCTAATATCCTATTCTTAGCCCTCCTCAACACTCTACCGTTCTTTAGTGCTGAATAATCACCTAGTAGTCTTGATGTTTTGTATAGGTTGTTTCTTATTTTATAGATTTTCATTTCTTCCACCTCTTAGCAACTAATTCAGTCCTTATTATTTCTTTGCATTTTGCTGCAGCTTCGTGCAATTCGTCTATATCTTTTAACCCATCCCATCTATGAACAACTTCATTGTCATAAACCATCATCAAATCATAATCGTCATACGTTTTGCTTATGTTGCTTGCATAGAAATTATCAAGAAAAACCTTTGATAAAGCGCAATATTCTAGATTGCTATACATGTAATGATAGTTTCCAATAACACCTATAATCATGCGGTTCATGTTTATGTCTTTGGGTTTCATTTAATCAACCTCCAAACTCATAAGAATAGTACACAGTATAAAAAGTTTAGTTGTTTCTATGTCCATAAATTCAAAATGTTTTATTAAGAATGCAAACAGTATTGTCATTAATGCACCATAAAAAGCGTTTTTTATTTCTTTCATTCAAACTCAACCCCCAGTAATTCACTTAGATATCTAAGCTCACTTTTGCTAAACCTAGTGCGACATTTTCTATAAAACGACTGTTTAGGTATTTCCATTTCCTCATAAATGCTTTTAATTGTCCTATCTCCACGACTAGCATTTATATTCTTCAGTGTTGCATCCAAACAACCACCCCCTTGTATATAATAGTACCATATTGGTACGTGTAATGCAAATAAAAAGAACCCCTAAAGGTTCTATATCTTATTTCCGCACTCTTTACAATACTTTTTACTAGCTACCAACCACCATGGAACGTAGAATATTCCTATTAGTATAACAGCTATCCAGTTGATAGGTTTATGTACTTGTACGTTTCTGTTGCAGTGTTTACAATGTTTCATTATTATTACGCATCCTTTCTAATAATGTTTCCATAGCTTCTTTAATTTCTTCAGCGGATGGCTCATTAATATTAATGTTTATCGTTACATTTCCTGTTAAATCGTCAGTCGTTATACAATTCTTAATTTTATCAGCGTAATGTTTAGGTATTACTAAGTCATTATTATAGTTGCTACCAATTATTAAGCTTGGGTTCTTTACAAATCCGCCAGTTGGTTTCATACGACCCCCTATTCTATACCTTGTGTTTTCTTCCACTCAGAATATTTCATTGTCCCTGGTACTGTGTACGTTTTACCGCTCATATCTCTAGCTATACGTGTTGTTCCTGCTTTAGTAGTGCTGTCTAACATGATTGAAGTTGTAGATCTGCAATTAGGGTGAACAGGTGGGAAGTTAACACCAGGCACCGCTTCGGATATAGCAAAGTTTTCACCGTCTAATTCTTGGCACTGTTCGCTTGTACGGTTATCTAGCGTTGCTATGTACTCATACCTATTAGCCACTCCACTTGCTTCATATCCGCTTAAATTGCTTTGATTGTACACATTATTTAATTCAGTCCTTATGATCCTGCTAGCATTCTTGCTATCGGTACCCATTTTCGATTCTAATTGCTTGGTCATATCTTTATTGGACAATCCTTTAATCATTCCGTCTCTTAGTATCCTATTTACATCAGCAGCAAGTTTGTTTCTATTAAGAGTATATGTCTGTGTAAATGTAGTTCCTGCTACAGGTGTCCTAATCAATTGGCTTAACGCTGCATCTGACAGCTTATTAAACCTTTGACCATGGCCCACACCTTTGAATACTTCGAATACTGATTCATTATAGTTCTCTGAAGCAACCGCACTTAAATACTGCTCTAATGACTTATTCTGCTTCTTGTATAACTCGTTGATAGTTATACCAAGTGATGCAAGTAATACCTGTAGTCGTGTTTTGTTGGACCTTGAACCTGATTTCTTAGTAGCTGTATTATAATCGACAACTAATGCTGTTTCTGTTTCAGTTGCTACGCCTAGATCGTCAATCTTAGGTGCTTCTTTAACCTTGCCATACTTAGCGTAAAAGGCATTAACTTCTTTTTCTATCTCATTGTTAGCTGTCTTGTAATAACCGTCTTTACGCCTTATCTCTTTAGAATCGGTCTTATAATAACGAGTAGCTTTCTTTTCTTCTCGTTTATCGTAATATTCCTGATTCCTTTGTTTTACTTCTGAAGGTTTTACAGCCATTATTTTTCACCTTCTTTAACCTCTGGCTCTATTGGTTCAAAATTCATATTGTCGAGTTCAGCTTCATCTTCTTCTTTTATTAATTTCTTTTCTTCTTCTACATCATCAACTAACGGATGGTGTTTTAATAGAGTCGTTTTAGAAACTCTTACACCTTGTGTTGCTAACGCTTTCATCATTTCGACCTTATTGAATATGGTAGATGTGTTAAATGTAAATGTTATATCTTTGTAATTGTAATTAGTTCCGTCACGATCATTAATGAACTCAACTACAAAATACATGAACTCGCTAAGAGCCTTTTTCATTTTTATTATTAATTGCTCTGATTTGATATTGAGATCGCTAAACATAGCTTCTATAAATACGTTTGTTAATGACCCGCCGCTAATTTTACTTAAGTTAACACCTTGACCAACTTCATATATTTTCTGTTCTAACCACCCCATGAGAGCCACACGCGCTTCTTTTGGTATATCCATGGTCTTAGGTTCAGCACTACTTGAATCATCGTTAGATAGCGTTATAGCTTTAAATGTCATTAGGTTTTGCATGAACTCACCAAGTCCACCGTCCTCTGACTCTGCTTCATAACCTCTCAACACCCATATAGCTAGTTGTATATCTTTAAGGTCGTTTACAAACCCACTCGATACAATGTCTAATGCGTCAATGTACTTTTTTATAGGCATTAGATCGGATCGTTCCTCTGTGTTGTTTAATAGCGATATAATAGGAACTCTGCCCCAGCTATTACCTTGTACGCCCGTTTGTTCTACGTCATTAAAACTGTTCAATTGTGATTTGTCTGTAAAATTAGTGTTGTACGTGTACCAATGATATTGAGGGTTTACCTGTACTCCCAACGTGCCCGGTTGTATAAAGTCGTAATAAGATGATCCGAAACCGTCTTCCACTTCCTGATAGCGAGTAACTTTTTCATCGTCCCACAATTCCACGCGGTTAGACTTCTTTACTTCTCCATCCACTACCCATTCCATTGAATAATATCGTATACCCTGTACTACTTTCTTTTGATATGACGTATCTGTTATGTATATTACTTGTTCATTAGGGATTATGCAGTAATCGAATTCCCCGTTTTCATCTACAAAAGGTTGTATTGATTCCTCGCCCTTGTTAGCTGCGCCCTTAATCCAATCGTTGGCTATATCGTTCCATTTGTCACCTAATAGATTGTTAACCGCTTCAGTTAGCTTCTTATCATCTGCACTAAATACAATAGGTTTACCAGCAATATAACCAACCTTTTGATCTACTAACTTCTTATGTAGATTGTTAACTATACGATCGTTCGATTTGTTGTAATCAATGTATTTAATACCATTGATGTAATACTCTCTAAAATCTCTCTGCAATATATCATTTACAGAATTATAGTAATTAACCCCTTGTACCATTTCGATTTTCTTTTGACTTTGTTGGTCAGCTTCGATAATATCCTTTAAGATATCCTCTGTAGTAACCTCACCGCCTAGATCAAAGTTTTTCCCCATAATGTTATACATTTTTTCACCTCTTATTTTAGGAATCCTACGCCGCCTCTTTTGTCGATAGCCTCTCGTATTAAACTCGCCAAACTATCAGGCGAATCGTCATGCGTTGCATTTTCTGTGTAATCTAATATTTGATTAATATAATCTCTATCAGTGCCTTTAATAAAAATTATTCTATGCCAATTGCTTTTAAGGTATGTTGAGATTTTTATATATTTGTTCATTTTCTCATGGTATGGCTTCTTAGGCGATTGTATCTTCTTATTTAGATAGCCTTTATCTGCATTGGTTTCACTGTAAAAAGTGCCAGCCCTGTAAAACTTTCTTTTTTCCTCAAATCCATCTAAGCAATCGTCAATGTGCATCTGTTTAAGTTCACCGTATACATATATAAACCCGTCAGCGTGCTCATTTGCTATTGTAAACGCTGTACCATCTTCACCGCCATAACTAGCATCAACGTGACATTTTCCACCATGTATTTTTTCTGTATTGGTTCCATCGTCTACTTTTGAATTTGTAAACATTGCGTCTTTATCAGCTATATGTTTTAATTCGTAGTTAGCAGCAAAAAGAGAGGCAGACATCGAGTCCTTTATTTCTTGTATCTTATTATCATCCATAAGGCCTGTACTGTAGCAGTCATATGTAGATATATTAGGCATTAATGTGAATGCATCATCTTTGTGCCATGGCGTACCAGTGTTTACTATTCTACCGCCACGATTACGAATGTTTTGTAGCTCCTGGTATACCATTCTTGTACGTTCTCTATGTGCCTTTGATATTCTATCATCAACATTAATAATATCATCTGTAAATATCAAGTCTGCATGCTTACCAGTTAGCGATGATTTAGAACCTGTACCAAGTAATTGTGATCCGCCTTTTGTATTTTGCTTTAGGTTCGTGTCTATCTCATAAGCTGACTCTTTTAATAGCTTACATCCTGTTCCGTATAAAGCAAAAGATAGCTCTTGATAGCATTCTGTTTTTAACAATTTGCCTACCTGAAGAACTATCTCTTTAACATCATCATCAGATTTACGCATAAACATAATTGAAAGATGTGGTTTTATTATTATAAGTAATGCTATCGCTATGGATAAACAAGTAGTTTTATAAGAACCACGATGGCCCTGTAGTGTTGTATCTTCTTCAGCAAACATAAACATTTGTATCCATTCATTATGTAGCTCTCTAAGATCAGTAAATCCGTTTTCTAATCCGAATGCAATAGGGTTGTTTTTAACTAAATCAAGATATTGTTTTTCTATTTCGCTTAGATTAATGTTAATCACCCTTTAAGTATTTACTTATTAGCTTAGATTTGTGTGTTATGTCTACGTTTCCGCTATGTTCTACCTTATCAGTGAATAATTTATGATGTTTACCATATGCTATAATGCCATTTAAAGCGGTTTTATCGTCTTTTCCTTCGTTCCTTAGTATTAGTTCATTAAGCTTCTTAAGTACCTCTGTAGCCGATAATAAACCCTCTGCTTCTGCTTTCTGTATCACCTTGTCATGCAACTCGTCATACCTTGCCCTGACGTTGTCCTTTGCAAGTAATTTAGACGCCTTTTCAACAATTGTCTTTTCAGTCATGTTTTCGGCGTTGTAGTTGTTCTTATATGCTTGATTTTGCTTACAACCTTTTATTAGGTCTTGTACAAAACCCTCCTGTTTGTCAGTTAAAGGTTTCATTGTTACACCTTCTTTAATAGATAATATTGGCGGAATGCTAAGGGCTTGAACCTTAGTTATCCTGTGCGCGTAAGGCGACTTAACTGTTCGCTTCACAATTAAAAGCTTCATCCCGTTTGTTAATAGATAATCAACCCACCTTGGTCCGCCCGAACGATCTTATTCGCTCTGTGGCGTGCGTTCTATTACTCATTGGGCGTGGTGGGTACTGTTACCTATATTATACACTGTTATAGCTTCTATTGCAAAGTAGTGTCTAACTTAAAAGTCTTTCAATTATTTCATTTGCATTCTTTTTAATTTCTACCAGTTCCTTTAACGTATTGGCGTGGCAATCATATCCTTCACGTTCTATATATCCACGCATTACCTGTTCTTCATCCCTGTAGCTTCTTTTATTTATTTCATTGTACTGTTGCTCACCATCTTTGATTTTTAGTTTCAAATCTCATTGTTATATCCCTCCACTAATTATTATTTATTTCCTTTCAAGCCTTTTACTTAGATCTTTTCTCATTTTCTTGTACTTGCGATCACTTAGTTTCTCAACAATACTTAAAACTACGATGCTTCCTACAAGTATAGTTATTATTAACGCAACACTTCCCCACACAGGAGCCAGCACCCACCACCAGGACCAGTCTATCTTGCCTAAAAGTTTAAGCGTTATAAATACCACAGTTAATAATCCTGTAAATCCTATACCACTGCTTGAACTACTTGTGTTCTTACTCATTCATTCCACCATCCTTTATTATTTATACCATATTGTATTTATCTGTAGACAAAACAACTCTTATATTGTTAGGTTCTTTAGGTTTACAATCATTACAGTGTCTTGCAATATGAAAATGAGTATCCCCACTGCAGCACTCACATTCTACTTCATAATAAAAGTATTTTCTTGTTAATACCACACTCTCAGCTCCGCAACATTCACATCTTCCGACTTCCGCTTCATTCATTACCTATACACTCCTTTAGTCTAATATATACCAAGTACCATTAACTAGTTCTTTAGATGTTACAGTCCCACCGTTTTGATCTACTAAGCAACCATCCTTTTTCCCATTGTATATAAATATACTTTCCCATACCACGCACTTTATTTTAGCTTTATCAATGTAGTGAGCTTTCATAGCTTCTTTTACATCTACAAGTTCTCTTGCTGGCTCCCAATTAATAGCTGCAAATATATGAAAATTGTATAATTCTACCCATTTACCAACTTTAGTTTTAAATTCAAACTTCCAATTATGATATCTCGTTTGTTCTTCGGCACCGTTCATTATACTTTTGCCTTCGTTATCAATCATCCAGTTAATACATTCTTTTATACCTTTCACTTCACTACCTCCTTATGTGTAGTTACATTGGCGTGCTTATACTTACTTATATCCCACTTAGCGTATTCCTCTGTGCTGTGCTTTTCTTTTGTTCTTATACTTCTTTCTAGGTCTTTCTTTTCTAACCATTTAGGATCAGTCACGTTATCTCTCCTTTACTCTTCCTCACAATATAAGCAAACTCCAGTTTTTCTATGCGTAAGCGCACAACCACATTTGTAATGATCTTTATTCTTTAATTCACATACATTTTTATCACACGTTGGATTTGTACATTTTTTCATAATTAACCCTCTTCCTTATCTTTCATAGTGTGTAATGAGCAGTACTTATAATTCGCAAACTTACTGCGACTCATTTTATTTAACGCTTCTTGTACAATGCATACGTCATCAGAATTAAAGCAACTCTTAGAACAATATACGCAACTATTTTTTATGTCTAACTTCTTGCTTACTTCTAACTTCTTACTGTCTTGTTCTAATTGCTCTTGTTCTTCATATAATCCAATAGTCTTTTGTACAAAGTTGGTCATTTTACCATTAATCATGTCGCACGCTTCACAATTTTTATTATTGCACCCTACGTTTAATACATAATGTTTTTCGTACACATCACCATGAACACACTTGTTGCATATATGAGTTATGTCCTTAATCATTAGTTAACCGCTCCCTTGTTAAGTTGTATTGTTTAGCTACATAAGATTCATCACCGTTACACTTAGAATACTTCTTCAGTTCTGCTTTGGTTAGCTTTCTTGTAGTTGTTTCGCTGTTAAATGGATTATAATCTTTGTTTCTTTCTTTATCATTTCCAATCATCTAAACATCTCCTAAAATAAACTTAGTTGATTTTGGTTTATATATTCTTGCTCTATTCTTTCGTTTGCTATATCAAAGTATTCTTTATCTATTTCGAAACCTATAAAATTCCTATCGCATACAATTGATGATACTGCAGTTGTTCCACTTCCCATAAATCCATCAAACACAAGGTCTTTAGGCTTAGAATGTTTCTTTATACATCTTCTTATCAAAGGTTCTGGCTTTTGGTTTTGGTGTTTAAGATCGTTACCAGCTACCCTTCTAAAATCCCATACATCTGTTAATCTTTCACCTTCAATCTTACGCCTACCTTTGTTTACAAGGAAAATTATTTCATATGACTTTCCGAATTGTGCTTCTAAATCACCTGCTGTATGATTGTTTTTTGCCCATATAATCATATTTTTTATATTGAAATGTTTATCTAATTCCTTTTTAAAGAAATCAACCTTATCAAAACTGCAGAACATATACATTGCTGTATCGTCTTTTAATATACGGTAGCATTCTTTTATATATTCGCTTATTAATTCGGGGTTATTATCATTCTTTATAACTTTGTTAAATTTATGGTCCTTATCTTTTCTATGATTTGTTTTATAGTTTATTAAATATGGTGGATCGGTAACTATTAAATCAATACTGCAGTCTTTTATTTGCTTCATTCCATCTATGCAATCTATATTGTATATTTTGTTAACATTCATCTATTATCATCCTTTCGGTATTATATTCGTCTTTCGAGGTGGAACGACCGCCACCTCATGGCATCAGAGAAGAAGAAGTCCTCTGTGTGGTAATGAAAGACATGTTTCGTTTTGCTGACTAAGTTACTTGTTATTGTATCCACGAATGAACACGAAAAAGTAAACTTATGTTGTGGTCAAAAGACACAACTACTATTTATATTAAGCACTATTGCATTAATATCATCTTTCGCGCAATTATTTTAAAGAATCATTTAGTCTATATATTTAGGTACTCCATCATTTTGTTTAACGCACTTCCGAACATCAAACCAGTGTTCTTCACAATTACGTTCTCGCCCAGCCCAATTTCTTTTAACTTCTTCCTTGTATCTCTCTTCGCTAATGATGATCTTGTGACCATCTTTGAATCTTATTAACCAACAGCTTGTCATGAACACCCTCCTAACATCATCTTTCGCGCAATTATTTTAAAGAATCATTATGCGCATAATATTGTTTTAACGGTTAAACACCGTTTCCCTGTTTTTCTTCCAGCTCTCATGTATTATTCTTAAAAAGCTTATTAGTCCTTCACACATAAGATCACTCCTTTGGCTTTACTAAAATAGCTACAACCTTACTATTACTTATTAATTCTACCTTCTTATGCTCATTCAGAGATTTTAACACCTCTTTAGGGCTTCTTAAAAATTCTGTCATTGTATGCTTTTTCAATTTATCCGCACCTCCTATATACATAATACTATCAGATAACAATACATGTGTCAATACGTATTATACAAATAAAAAAGAGAATGTTTTCACACCCTCTATTTACCCCATTCTTCTAACATTAAAGTCAGATCTTCTTTACTTATAAACTCAACGCCTATCAATTTAGCTTCTTCAATAACTCCTTCTAATAACTTTGAAAATTCTTCTGTATTATATTGAGAGCTCCCGAAGAAACACTGTAGCTGTATCCCTGTTTTACCTTTAATCGTTACTGGTCCAAGTTGCCTAACCGTTCTCCATTCTTCCTTTACCCTGTGTACCGCTTCGGGTTTAACTATTATATGTGTAAACACTCCGTAACGGTCCAACATTTCTATATAGAGCTCGTCTTTTGTAGTGTGCATCTTCTTAGCCATTTTATCTAACATTACCCATAGTGCAGCATTAGCATCTAATGAGCGTTTATTTCGTTTCTGCTTAACCTCAACAGTTTTAACCTTGTCTGTATCGCATAGCTGTTTAATCTTGTCTACGTGCTTATTCGGGACTATAAATCCTAGATACCAATCTAATCCTTTTTGTACTAGCTTTAGATCAGTAGTTTCTATTTTCATCTAATCACCTTCCGTCAAACAGTTCTTTTCCTAAAGCACCCGAAGCAACAAAATATAACTGTCCTTTGTGCTCTATCAATTCTACATTATCCCATCCCATTTTATCAGTATTAATTATCGGTTCTCCTAATAGGATAGTTCTGTTATTTTCATATTTCTCTAGCATTCTCTTTAATGATTTTATATCCATCTAATCACCCACCTTATAAATAATTACGACCGAATATTTTCATCCATGTTGCGTGGTCAAATCCTTCTTCAAATCTTCTTTGCATTTCCTTTTGATATATTTCGTTAAAGTCTGCATCATCATGCATTTTTTTATGACACTCTGCACAAACAGGTATTCTTAAGTTGTAATCAATGCTTAGTTGTCTGTATTTACTACCCATTAATGGCTCATGGTTTGTTACTGCTAATCTTTCGCATACGTGACAATCTACAGTCGTTTGATTTATCACTCTATCAGCTCCTTAATATGTTCTATCTCTTTACCTATTTCTAGCGCTATAGCTCTGTTTATACTCTTCCTCGATGTTTGTGTCGCCCACTTGTAAAAGTCTTTGATATGGATGAATATTGGCTTGTTAGGTCTAAATTCTAACAATAGTCCTGCTTCATTGCCTTTCGTAAACCATTCTTTATATAAAGCTGTTAATTGATGCCCCTTTATTTTTACACTTTTTTCATCTTCAGAATACAAACTGTGACTAATTGATGTTTCTTTTGTTGTTTTTAATTCCAAGCACCAATTAATAAGCCTTATGTCAAACTTACCTCTGTTAGTTTTAGCTGTAGCTTTAGAATGTGCTATTTTTTCCTCTGTGTATTCTGTTCCTAGCTCATCCAACTGATTCGTTATTTTAGTTTGAAAAACCGTTCCTGTGTGACTTCCGTGCCACTTATTCTTTTTTCTCATAATGGCCACTATCTATTCTATTGACTTCCCTGTTCATCTTTCTAGTTGTTTCTAACATTACACATTCTATGGTTCCACCAAAATATACAACCAATTGCAATATCATATTAATTAAGTCTGCAGCTTCACTTTGCATTCTTTCAATACATGCATCTTCTTCTTTCCATAACATTTGCAACATTTCTTGTTTAAATTCTGAAAACTCTTCATAAAACTTTTTAATCTGTTTCTTTATACCGTGATATTTTGTAACCTTT